CACCTTAAGTATTGCATTATATTTCTCTTCTTCTGTAGTTAAAGTTTTTATTTGCTCTGTTAACTGCATAGTAATTTCGCCAGTTACTTTTAAAGATTCACTTACTTCATCAGCAGCTTTTGCTGCTTTTCCTTTATCAAAGAGCTTACCTATTAGAGGGGCAAGAAGGCTTACAGCAAATAAAATCTGTCCGACAATAGGGATCATATTTAAAAGAGCAGACCCCATTAACGTTGCGGCACCTGCAGCAGCTCGAGCACTTACAGTAAATGCCTTGATGCTAAATCCAAGCTTTCCAAAGTTTTTTCCTACCTGCTTTATTTGAAGTCCTGAATATCGAGCAGCCACAGAGAGCTTCTTGAAAGCTCCGTCTGCTTTATCCATTTCTTTAAGACCTCTGCCAGTAAGACCTGTTACAGCAGCCTGTCTTTTTGCTCCTGCACCCGCAGCACCTGTAGTATACTTCTGCTTTTCTGCATCTCGAAGTCCTTCCATGGCAAGTCTTTGTTGTACTATTGCTTCAGTTTCTGCCTTGTAGCGAGCGAGCGCCTCCCCACTATACTTTACGTTTTGCTTATTTCTTTGAGTCTCTGATATTTTTAGTGCAGTAATAGACTTTTTTAAATCTCCTGCGGCTACTTTTCCAGACTTAAATGCGCCCTCCAGTCCTTGTACAGACTTAGGAGAAAGAGAAAAATCTAAATTCTTAACAACTGTTTGTGCCGCTTTATACTTTTCAGAAATAACCTTCGTAGCTTTATTCGCCATAACCGCAGCTTCTGCTGCTATTTGTTTTTGTTTTGTAATTAGTTCCCCGAGAGCAGGAGTTATCTGCTTAATAATTGTAGAGCCAAACATTAGCATCGCAGCTAATAGGCCACCCGGACTTTCAGCAAGAAAAGTAACTAGAGGTTCGATTGCGGAACCTAGCCCTTGCATAATCGTCTTCGTTAGATCGGCAAAAGATGCGGAAAGTTTATCATAGGGGTTTGCATCTACGGAGTTGGCTACTAAATCAAACTTTTTACGTCCTTGTTCAATAGTTGCATTAAGGAAAGCCTGTTGCTTTTCAAATCTAGTTAAAGAAGTTACTGTTTTTCCTAGCTCATCGGCATAGGCTTGGGACGCTTCATCGAGACGAACAAGAATACCTAATTCATCAAGAATTTCTGGTTCTAGTTTTGCTGTACCTTTTACAAGTCGAGTAAGTGCATCTCCCATATCCCTTCCAAGAGCTAAAGAGGCACCCTTAGCAACTCTTGTTAGATCTTCAAGCTGACCTACGGAAAATCCTGCACTCATTGCAAGTGCGGTCGATTCCATAGCTTGTTGCATAGATACTGCAGCACCTGTGATCTCTCGTATCTCGGATGCTACATAAGGAAGATTTTGTCCAGCTGCAAAACCAACTCGTTTTAGGCCTTCTTCAAGTTGTTGCACTGCAGCAGCTCGCTGTAGAGCGCCAAATGCAGCTGTAATTGCGAATACGTTAGCAGCTAAAGTGGCATAGGCAGGAACAAGTCCAGAGCCAATAGTCTGTGCTTGTTTAGAAAAACTTTTAGTAGTATTCGCACCTAACTGCGCAGTACCTTTTTCAAGTTTATTATAGTTGTTTCTCTTTTTACTTAAACCGTCAGTACTTTTGCCAAGCTTATCGGTTTCTTTCGCTGCTTTTTTTGCATTCTTTGCAACGACGTCAAGAGAACCATCATCCCCTACTTTAATAGTTAATTTAACTTGATTCGCCACTATTTCTTTCTCTTTAGCTTATCGTGCTCCCTCTTTAGTTGCTCTTGGGACTTTTTGATAGCTCTTGAATCCAAAAACTGTAGTATTTCTAAAAAATACTCTGGATCTTGAATCTCATAAATTTTCATATAGGTTGAAAGATTTGTATAATCTTTTCCTACAAATCCAATATCAGGGTATACTCTATCTCCTAAACTATTGAACGTATTCATTGCATATACCATTATATCTGGTAAGTCCTCCCAATCGGGAGGTATTTCTGAATCTTTTGGCTCTTGTTCTAGCTGTTCCATCATCGTGAAGTATTTATCACGAGTCATGCCAGTATCAAGATTTCTGAACATCCTTTCCAGCCTTTCTAGAGCTAGTCTTTTTTCCGTCTCCACGAAAATTCTCTAAATCAAAGACTACCTCGTTGAGCCAAGTATCAAATTCAGTGGAATTAGTTACAAGAATCTCTGCGTTATCTTCAGAGAATTCTACTTCGGCATCGGGCTCTTGACCATCAGTATTAATGAGGATCAGGGTCTCTAGATGTTCAATAGTTAATCCGGACCATCCTTTAAGAGTTGCTTTTGCAAATTCTTTAACGAACTTTTCTTCGTCTAAGTTTTCCATAATCTGTCGAGATTTACGATCAAACTTACTAGATGTACATCTCTTTCTTAGGCCGGTAAGTTCTTTTCTTGATAGATTTGCGACCTCTACTTTAAAGCCGTCTAGTCCTGGAAAATCCATCCACACAGACTTACTATCGACCATTAATTTTTTTAGTTCCATTTATTGACCTCCTCAGTCAGTTGTATAATTAAGTTTTGTTGCTAAATTGGGAACGTTTTCTGTCATTCTCCAATCATAATTTTGAGTATATACTGTACCAGCGCCTACTCGATTAGTAAAACTACAGGTTGCTGGACCCATCTTAAAACCTCTAAAACTAGAAGTAGCAAAGTTCCCATGACCTGCTTGAATTGTCAGACTTGCGTCTGTGTCCCACTGTTGTGTATTTGCTACACTTGAATCAGTGAGATATTGAGTAATCGAACCGGCAAGTATTCTCTTGGAGAGCGTAAAGGTGCTAGGATACATTGTGTTTCCCGCATTAGTGACTGTAAGGGCGTTATTAACAGTGGTATATGGAGTCCAAGAAATTTCATTCTGTAACTCAATAGACACGCTTACTACACCGTCTAGTGTACTCCCATTTAAGGTTACACCTAGTTTGGGAATAACGTATGACATTGTAGCACTTCTATTTTGAAGTGAGCCTGTTAATGTCGCTCCTCTCGTCAGTTGTGACGCTTCTCCTTGAACTTGTATACTCAGGGGTCGAGATTTCTCAATTCCGAAACTCCCATTTGTCATTACAGCGGTTTCAAGTTTAAACGTATCTACTGGCGTTTTTATAAATAGATCAAAAGAAGCATAGTCTAATAATCTATCTCTTACAACTGTAAAATCAGCTTCAGTAATAGCTGACACAGTGAAAGAAAAGTTTGCTGCGTTGGCTTTAGTAATATTACTCGCTTCAAATACATTATTCTGAGCGTGTAAAGTTCTAACCGGATAACTTTCTTCACTAAACGTTTGACTAAAAGAAATGTCTTGTACGTCTAATCTGTATCTAAGTCCTCCAGTTACTATAAATACTTGTGCTTCTCTTTTAAAATTATAGCTTGGCATTTTGTTTTTTCTCTTAAGAGAGGCAGCTCTCACTTTTACTAATGTATAGTATAGTTCACAGGAGAAGAAAAGTCAAGAATTATTTTTAACAGGTATAAGAAAAAGGGGCCGAAGCCCCTTTTTGCAAACTCATTTATATCTAGCTTAGGAAGCGTGATAAGTAAGTGAGATTTCGTTCTTCTCATCAATTGTTGAAGGAAGTGCCATAAAGTTCGACTCAAGAGAAATAACATCCTCAATAGAGTGAGTAGGTACTTCAATGTGACAAGTAGGCATTGATACCTCTAGTCGTGGAGTACCACTTGCACCACCGATCTTGAAAGTAAGAGCGAAAGAGTTAGTAACTACGTTAGTAATACTACGCAAATCATTAAAGAAGTCTGCAGAAGCATTAACAGTTCCGGTATCCTCTGTTAGATAACAGGTGAATGAGCCAGAAACTGCACGAGTACCTGTAACGTGACCGATAGGCACGTTTACAATACCGAGTTCTTCTGGAGTAATGTAACTAATATTGTTAGAAACTGTAATGTTTCCTCCAGTAAGAGTTACACTATAACTTGCTTGCAGCTCATCAGTACCATCAGAATCGGGGTCCTGGGTTGTAGGGGTAATGGTTAACTGAGTTAGTCGGTTACGAATAAAGTTATCAGTATCTGTAGTACCCTCATTAATATAAGGACTTGCTGCCTCATTACCATTAGTAACATTAGTCATTACATACAAACGAGATCCGTCATTACTGTCTAACCACACATCCCCAATGGCCATAGTACCACCATCTGCTGTAGTATCTGTATGAATAGGCAAAGAATTATCTTGGTGAGTACTTCCTGTGAAGTCTACAACTTCTGAAGAGCTACCCGACCAGCCGATAGTAGCAATACCATCAATATCAAAATCAAGAGATGCTTCGTTTACAGTAACATCCTTAAGTTTCATAACTTTACGGTTTGCATCACCCAGTACAAAATACACATTTGCTGTACCAAGAGTAGAGCTGTTTGATGCTGCAAAGCTAAATGAAGCACTGTTTGTAGCTGGAGTATTTACTGCTACAGGACCGCTTCCTGCATCGTCAAAGTCAAAATCACTACCAGAATAGTTTTTTGCCCCTGCCATCAAAGCCCATAACAGTTCTTCTACTGCGTGAACTTGAGTAGCATCGTCTGCTCGTCCTGCATTTGCAGCACTATAAGTAGTGCCTCCTGCTGCTTTAAATGGTCTTACATATGTTGAGAAAGACCACTCACCTGGAGCCAAAGAGTCATTAAATGCTCTTCGTCCACGCCGTGATACACCTGCGGAAGATTCCATTTCTGCCAACGTAATCTCACTTGAGTTAGTAGCCTGAGAGAAACTGAATCCGTCCAAAACAGGTACTTCCCATACATAACCATCAAACTCGATGTACATTTTCGAGTCGCGACTAAAATATAGTTGTTGTGCCATAGTTTTCTCCTATGTTCCTTGAAAAGACTTGGACGTGAACGTTTGTTCGTGCCAGAATTTTCTAATAACGAACCTCAACTAAAATTTCTCCAACTCCGAGAGGTTCTAATACACCTTCATCAGTATCTATACTAACTACAGTGATTTGTTGTACATTGAACAGATTATTTTGAGGATCCGAATATTGTAGATTCGAGTTTTCTTCAATTACTGTTTCAACATCTTCCATTAAGGCGTTAAGTGCATTTTGAGCATTTTCTTCATTTACGTAACAACGAATTGTTATGGATAGAAAACGATCTTTGTACCCTCCACCTTGATATTCTCTTGTTTCACTTCCTGCATTTAAGTGTATAGCAGGAAACTCTTCTACTTCATCCCAAAACTTTAGAAAGGGATGAACATTGTTAGCCACATCTTGGAGCATTGCACCAGAGCCGTCAATGGTTTTTAATACTTCTACTAGAGCGTCTAAAATATTCGCACGCCTAGATGTGTATGTTCTTGCTACCATTATACTCTCCTAGTATAAAATCTTCCTAGTGCTAGTTCTGAGGCTATTTCTCTTATAGATCTATCAATAAGTACCCTGGGGTCTCTATCTATGCTAGAGAATCTTGATCCACTAGTACTTTCAAATACAGAATAGGGATCCTTTTGATAAGTATACCCAATACTCGGGAAACCTTTCTGGGTATTAACTACATCTGTAACTCGTGTACTGCTTGCAAATCTTCCCGATCTATAGTTTAAAGCCGGGTCTCCCATATTTTTAGCAACCGTTCTTGGTAGCTTTTGATTTATAAGAGCTAATAACTTTAAAGGGGAGGAAGCAACACCCTTTTTTACTTTTCGTTTTTGGGTACTAGCTAAAGCTGCTCCACCGCCTTTCTTTAAACCTGACTGTACAACATTTCTAGACTTTCGTTTCTTTATGGGCTGTTTTGTTTGTGTTTTTTTACCCTTTACATTAACATTTTCATCTAGAGTTATTGCTACATTTTTTGTTTTTGCAAAATCACTTGTTACTTTTTTCAATAACTTTTTTCGCTTAATATCTACAAAACTATCTGAGCCAGGAAGATTCAGTATTCTTGTTCCCTCTTCCGTCAGTATTTTATTGGCCCCATCTACTAGTTCTCTTAGCTCTTTCTTACGTCCTTTTGTTGCGAAACCTTCTTCTATGTTTCCATACTTAGAACCAATAAATACTACCATTTTGTCTGTCTTAGTATCTCTAACAATACGCAGATCAATATCACTTGCATCTAACCAAGCTAGTACATCTTGGTACTCTATTCCGCTGACTCCCTCTAAGGATTCTACTATAGAATCTTTTACGTGGGATTCTGCTATTCCTTCAAACTCGCTGTGCTCTAGTGCAAAGTAATTCTTTGCTTTATCTCCAAAAGACTCTCCAGCAACTTTTATTGACGCTTCGGAAACTTCTTCTGCAAACTTATCAAGTATACTGTTATAGCTTGTATACACTTGCTTATATACGTTTCTAAAATTACCATTATCCTGCTGTGTAGCACTAAAGTATGCTACAAACTTTTCAGGAGTATCTTTAGTTACTCTACCAACTACTACACTATCATTTTCAATTCGTCTTCGAGCATTTATTGCGATCTCTCGAATAGTTTTTTTAATATCTACTTCTGCTAAAACTTTAGTTATAGTTTTACTAGCATTCTTTTCGCCTGCTAAACCCCTTTTAAGGGTATCAGTCACACCTCTTTTAAGGGCAAATTCACTTACAACAAATACATGAGATTGACGATTAGCTTTTCTTCTTCGATAGGCAGCTACTTTTCTTTGCAGCTTTTTATCTAAATCAGTTATGAACTTTTGTTGATCGGCAATACTCATTAATAGTTTTTATACAAGTCTAAAACTCGCTTAATGTGGTCTGGAAAAGCTACATTGTTACTTTGACTTGTAGAGCTTTGATTCTGGATACTAGCGCCCCCAAGAGTTCTTCGCTCTTTGTGTTCGTCCTTTAAGTAGTAAGTAACCAAATCAATTACAGCTAATTTAAGATCTGCAGGAGTACTTGCATACCCTGCTGTATAAACTACTTCTACAGCTGCTGGGCCTTTAGGCCAAAAATTATATCCACCTCCACTAGTAGTTCGTAGGATACTATCAGTGTTATAATCAAAATAGTATTGATGATCCGTAGTGGTGAGAGTTTCATAAGCAGAGGCATAAGAAGACCTTTCCTTTACGCTTACAATAGAGTTAACTGGAGTTTCCGTTAACTGAACTGCATGGGTATTCCAAGTAATATTAAATGTTTCTGTTTTATTAGAAGAATAAAAATCTACTAAGCTATTACCACAATAGGTTTTTACTAATTGACTCACGGATGGAATAAGCGAGTTTAATCGCAAATCCTCTTTAGGAGATGAGATTCCCTCTGACTCTTTATATTCCGCTAATGTGATTAAATTTGCCATAAGTCCATTAATAAAAACCTTGGGGAAGGTTGCCCTTCCCCTCAGTCTCTAGCTGTTATTAAGCTACTGAATCGATCTTGATACAAGGCTGATCTGTGCCTGCACCTGCGACGATCTCGTTGAAGCCCAGAGACTGGGTAGCAACGATTACACGACGCTGATTCATTACTTCGTAATCCTGCTCAACGGTTACACCGCGGAGTCGTGGGATCACGTAGTTACGTGCATATACTGCATATGCTACTGGTACGCCAGCACCTTCTGCCGCGAACTCTTCAGAAACAATTACTGGAGAACCGAAGACGGCTCCAACAGTACCAGTTACCTTGATAGCGAGTTCAGTACCTACTTCGTCAAGGCTCTGGAATGCAGAGTCACTCAACAGATCGTAGTACATATTCTGGCTTACGATGAAAGTAACATCAGAAGGGTTCAGACCGTACTTACCCATTTCCTTACGTGCTGCAAGAAGTTGAGCACCAGTCATGGTAGAGAAGTTGCCTGAAGCTAATGAAGCACCATCAATGTCGTGCTTAGCTGTAGCGATTGCACCGTGTCCGTCAAGGCCAGAAATAGTACCGTTACCATTAAGGATAGCGGCTTCTACTGCACGACCGTGTGCACGAGCAACACCTTCGACCAACATAGGCATCAAGTTAACAAGTACTTGCTCGTCAACTTCGTTATCCATGAACGTGCTTGAGATCAAGCGATAAGCGTTCAAGATAACTTGCTTAGGCTGGTAAGTAGCGTTTGATGCGCCACGATTTTCCAAGTTACCAGAAGTAGCGTTAGTTGCCCATGCAGCTGGGTCAACATCTACCTGGATAGGAAGAACTGTAGACTTACCGTTTACAGGAACTTCACGGAACATACGAGCTACTTTCAGCTCATTCATGATTTCCTTCTCGATCAAACGAGATACTTCCTGGTCGATATCTGCAGCGTTGCTTGCATAATCGATACCAGCTTTCTCTTGGATATCGCCAGCAAAGTCAGTATTCCAACCTTTCTGAGTCATAACACCCAACATGTGAGCGTTCAAGAAATCTTGGCCCCACTTGCTGATGTCAGACTTCTCTGCACGATCAGAGAATACACGCTTGGATTCACGCATTTTAGAGATCTCTTCAGACTTCTCTTCAAGATCCTTCTTATATTGCGCAAGAATTTCACCCATGTCTGCTTCTTTAGCAGTAAGTTTTTCTTGCATATCTGCAAGAAGTCGCTCAGCACCTGACTCAACACCAGTTTTAATTGCTGATTTAACTTCTTCAGCTTGAAGAGCTTTAGCTTCTGCATCTGCAGTTGCTTTTTCTTCAGCTTCTTGTACAGCTTTTACTTCAGCTGCTTTTTGCTCGGCTTGCTTCATTGCAATCTTTGCAGCAGTTTCCTCTGCTACCTTCTTAGCAAAAGCTTCCAAGTCGACTTCGGGAGTTTGTGTTCCTTCCGACATTTTTGTCTCCTTTTGGGCAATAGCCCCATCCGGTGCGTCACTAGCTAGTAATGATTTTTCATCCTTAGCCAGAGACGGCTCGGCTAGTTCGACACTATTAATGAAAGTTTTTTTGAATTCTTCGTACTCATCAATCGAGTCAAAAGATTTCGCCAGAGAGAAAGTTGCTGCTTGATTGCAAGGAACGGATACAACCGATACTTCAAACAACTCAGCGTCCTTAATCTTTAGTCCGTCAGTTTCCGTGATATAATCAGCATCCTTGACTCGGAAACCAACAGAAAAAGCCCCAAGGATACCTTCTTTAACCAGTTCACAAACATTAGCAGGTGCTGACTTGCTAATCTTTGCTTCTAACTCCAGGCCATTCTCTGTTACTTTAAGGCCTGTAGCTCGACCAATCGGTCGATCATAGTCGTGATTGAAAAGAATAATAGGGTTCTTTTCGAAATTTTTAAGTCCTCCTTTTGCCCATGCTTCACCAGAGATAGAATCTCCTGCACGATCAAAATCAGACGTACTTGCCATACCGCGAATCATTACACTTCCATCTTCAGAAGCGTGTGATTTAAAAGTAGACGTTAGATTGAATATTTTTTCCATATTAGTTCTCGTCTTTGCTCTGTACTACTGGAGCAGGCTTTGGCTTAGGCGCAGCTTTAGGAGCGGGCTTTGGCTTAGGCTTGGGTGGAGGGGGTGGAGGGTTCTCTGCCCTCTTAATCTCTGCCCACACATCAGGAAAGCTTCCTTCAAGTGTTTGTAACAGTCTGGACCAACTACCAAAATGGTTGAGTGCCATACCGGAACGAATGGGAACATCACTTCCGCATTGATCGTAATCATGCTTTTCAAGGACTTTTCCTTTCTCAAGCATAAACATACCTATTGCTTGCAAGATTTGATTTCTCACTCGTAATCTAGCCATCTTCTTCTTCTCCTTCTTCTGGTCTACCGCCTTCATCTGGGTTTGCTGCGCTACCTGCAATGTTTGCAGGTACTCGAAGTTCGTCGTACCCTTCTACTGGGTCAAACCCTAAATGGCCCCTTGCTTCGTTTGGAGTAATAACCCCAGCATTTACTAATGAAGTATAGTACTGAGATTGATCTCTTAGCTCCGGCTGAAGAGCGGGGATTTCGGTAACATCCTCTTTTAATTCAAACCCAAAAAATCTTTCGAATGAATAATTCATTTTACGAACAATAGGTAAAATTGTTTCTAAATAATACATTCGCATATTAGGTCGAATATTTGCGTTATTTCCAGAGTCCAACATTATAGGTGGAACGCCAAGCGCTTTTAAAATAATCTTTTCATTTTCTGAAATTGCACTCTGGAAGTCTAATTCTTTAAAGTTTACATTCGCGAAAGAATCTATTTCTATTCCACCATCAAGAATAAGTGGTCGTCTTCCGCCTGCATCTGGCTTATATCGAATGCTCCAAGACTGTAACATCCTTTCCTTAATTTTTTCCGATAAAGTGTTGGGGCTTTTGAGTACTAGTCCTGGAACGGCTCCGTTCTTGAAAAAGTTATCTTGAAAGTCCCTCATTCTTTTCATGAGAATCATTGTACGAAGGGCGGGCTTTAGTCTAGAAATACCTCGATAAATTGAGTAAAAGGAATTGTCTTTAACGTGAATAATTTCACTAGGCTTATAGTCAATCCTTTCATTAAAAGTAAACTTTTCAATATAAGTGCTATCACTAGCATGAATAACCATTTTACTAGAAGGCAAGTGATAGAGATGTACTCCGTCAAAGTACACAAAAATATTGCCGTCTAATAAATAATCAGTTACAAGATTGCGACGAAACGTGCTAATATCTTGAAACGGATTTGGTTCTTTATTTAGGAGAAGAGAGACTCGCGATCTCTTAATCCCTTTTACCACACTCGATAAATTCTGTATCTGAGGACCAACAGCGATTGGAATCTCTGCTGCGTCGTCCACTATAAGGTTTACACCTCTATTAACGATTTCTAAGTCTTCGTATGCCTTTTCATAGCGGAAAGTAGACTCTCGAGAATGCTCGGTCTTATGATCAAAATACGACTGAGCAGGATTTAGTTTTTCTTCTAAATCTTGCGGCTTACGTCCTAAAATGTTATCATACCATGCCATGTTTTTCTCTTTGAATCTCTACCCAATTTTCTTGCTTCTTTGCGGTTCCAAGCCCGGGGTTTCTGCCATAGACTTTGTGTAACTGCAAATGATGCGCATGACACAAGGTAATTGTATGTTCGTATAATTCTGCCCAGTGTTCTTCTATGAATTCGTCTCTAAAAGATAAAATATTCTCTGGTAGTAACTTATTCTTTTTAACATAAGTATGTACCAAGGGACTTAGCGTATAAAAATGGTGAAAGTCTAGTTGCTTTTTTTCACCGCAAATATAACATTCAGTGCCTTTTTCATATTTATTTTTTGCTTTATCTCTTATGTATTTTACGATGTCTCTTTTCAAATCCATTTTGTATTACCGAAAGTATATCTAATTTGAGGTGTTATGTCAAATACTATTTTTAACTAGGTGTCATTAAAACCCACTGTTACTTGTTTCAAATGAGTATAGTGCATATCGTAAAGCATCCGCCATGTGCGATGCTCTATTATGTTTTGGCTTTTCTTTTGTTAGGTTGCGATTTGAGTCCCACTGGTACTGATCTAGTGCCATCAGAGTCTCTGAGCATTTCTGGTTAACAAATAGGCTATCGTTATCTACGATTCCTGCTACATGTGCAATTCCATCAAGTACGGATTTTTTAGCGTTGATGGTACTAAGGTCATAATTTTGTGCAAAGTCAAATCGAGTTTGCTGAGCAGCAGAATCAATATAAATATAATCAATATTCCACTTGTCAACCAAAGTTTGTATTTCCCTTGCATGGTGCTCTGTAGTTTTTTCAGCATCTAAGTACTCGTCTAGTAAGTAGTATTTTTGTTCGTCCCAGTCATATCCGATAACACAGAATGCGGTAGGATCTCTGTAACCCACATCCAAACCAGCAAAAACATCCATCTGGTGAGTTTCCATTCCGTCACAGTTAATAACGCATTTTTGGTGATCAAAGTTCCAAACTTGTCCTTCATAGATGTTAAAGTCAGCTTCATATTCCTGTCTGAACTCAGCTTCTGACATAGATTTTCTAGCTTCCATAATGTCATTTTCAGATATTCGTGGGTTATCTTTATATGTTGCCTTAATTGAAATCCATTCGGGAAAGTCATCTATAAACCCTCTATCAAAAAATTCTGAGAACCAGTTATTACGTCCTCGTGGTGTGGAAATAAAAATTGCTTTTGAGTTACCTTTATCTAGGGTGGGGCGAAGTGCTACATTGAAAGCATCCTTTCCGTCTGCAAGTGCTGCCTCATCAAAGATAATTAAATCATATGATCTACCTACACAAGAGTCTACTTGATTAACCGAACCCATACGTATAGTAGAGCCGTTGGATAGTTCTATTACTTTATCTTTTGCGTTGTCTTTTGTGACTTCTAAATCAAAGTGTTTGATTAAGTTTCTTTGTAGATCGAAAGAAATTTGTGAAAGAGAGTAATTGGGAGACATAATTAAAATATTAGACCCAGGAACCAACGATACTAGCTGTCCGATAATATTTGCAATATATGTCTTCCCCTGTCTACGAGAAAGTGCAGCGCATACAAATCGATACTTAGGATTATTAATAGCATTAATAATT